TGATTTATAAGGATAATCTGTATTTCCTTGTTGCTAAAAGCTTCATAGTCTTTAAGTCTGTCTTCTTTCTTGACCTTTCCGTCATAAACTCCAACGGTGTATTCAAGCTCTTCAAGTCTTTTCTTTGTGTCGTGCAGAAGCTGACTTCTTGAACACCATACAACGACCTGATTGTCTCCAATTTCTTCCAGTATTTCCTCAAGAGCTTCTATCTTAGGATTCACTGACAAAGGCTTGAGCTCAATATTGTGCTTGATGTTTCCATTATCGTCTATTGTGTCTCCGTGGTCTATAGGCTCATAACCATTGCATACGTCCTGGAAGCGGAGATAAAGTTTCAGACCGTTGTCTACAGTGATATGGTCAGTACAATACTGATTCTGAAGCTGTAGATAGAGTTTTTTCTGCTCTGCTGTAAGCTGAATGTCAAAAGTCTTGAAAATCTTTGGAGGAAGGTCAAACAAGTCTTCCCTTGCAACTTTCAGACAGCTGTCTCCAATCTTTTCCCACAAGTCTTCCATATTCTTGAAAGGTGTATATTCCTTGTTTTTCAGAATGTGAACACAGTCTTCCCTTGATATTCCATAATATGAATACACACCGTCCATTGCTCCACTCAATGCAGAAGGATTGTCCTTGTATTTCATAAGTCTGTTTCTGATAGCTTCATAGTCTTTCTGAGTGATAGTAATGCGAGCACCTCTGTGAGAAGGAAGGTTTCTTCTGATTTCATACTTCTCAGCAAAAGCGTACATACTGTCAGAGAAGAACTTGTCCTTCAGAAAGTTCATCTGGTCATAAGCATTCACAGGTGTCTTTGACATAAACGTACCTGTAAGAATACATCTGTGTCCGATGTTATTGAGCTTCAGAATTGCTTGTGTTCTCTTGCTTTTCTTTGAATCCTTGCAGGGATTGTTTGTCTTAATTTTAGAGCTTTCATCAAGAATGATAAAAGGCTCTTCCTCACAGCCTTTTATGTACTGCTGTACTTCTTCTGGTATTTCACCTTTCTGAAATGATTCTAAACTAATTATCATTGCTTTCATTATTGGCTTTCTCCTCTAATGGATTGTCAAAGTGAAGGAACGTTGAATTGATGTTCCCATTAAGTTTGTTCTGGCAGTGGCACAGTAAAGTGTCAATGTCACATATCTGCAAGCTTTGTGAACGACTGTAACATCTTACATATTCAAGAACATTGTCCACTTCCGCTTTGTTCAAGTAACGGTATTCTTCACTTATCTCATCAATACGTTTCTGTCTTTCCTTGATTTCATCTCTAAGTCTCATTTCTTCAAGTTCAAGACTTTCATATTTTCTTCTTAAAATATCATTTGCATTGTTACAGCACTGATATACAGGATAGCCTTGTATCTCTACTTTTCTGCTTTGCATAAGCTCACCTTTGCCTTTTCATTGATTCTGTAATCTGAATCATCATTGAATAAATCACTTGCAGAAAACAAGTGAACCTTTTTTGTCTTCATATTCAAAGCAACAATTCTTGTCCTCATATCAGAATGAGCCTTGTAGAATGAAGGTTGTGTAGGCTGAAAATGAATGTTTCCACTGCTGTCTGAAACCTTGAACTCATAGAAGTAAGCAAGGCAGTCTCCGCTGTACATTACTTCCATTACATCAGGAAATCCCTTCACTGTTTCTTCTGTCTCAATGCAGAAGACATCATTATACATATTCTTCAGTTCAGCTTTAATGAATAACATCTTGAACTGCTGTTCATTCTGACATCTACTGTAATCTGCGTTTGTTTCCTTAACCATATCTAAGCTCCTTATATTTATATTCTATACCTAGTATAATATAATGTCAATAAAAAGAGAGAAATATTTTCATATTTCTCTCTTTTATGTCACACAGCCTTGCTGTCACACCATTCTTTCCAGGCTTCCTTGCAAGGTGCATTCTGCTTTGAAGGGTCTATTCCTTCTTGCTTACAGATATGCTTGCAAAGCTCTCTGGCAAGGCAATCGTGACACAAGGAACTTTTTGAAATAAGTTCGATTATTAAATCCTTGTTTTTTACATAATTTGTTTCTTTAACTGCCATTAAAGTTTATCCCCTGTGCCTTCAGCACGTTTTCTGTTCTTTTCAATGCAGTCAAGAACAGCTCTTTCAATGTCAAGCTTTTCCTTTCCTGCAATTATCAGACAGCAACATATAACGTCAGCAAGTTCAGAAGCAAAGTGTTTCTGACCTTCCATTGTCTTTATATGATTGGCTTCCACTGCTTCAACAACCTCTGTAGCAAGGTGCTTGAGCATACTTCTTGTATCAGTGTTTATATGAGCTCCATTGAGAGCTCTTTTTTCTGCATTTTCAAGTGTCTGCTTTGAAAGCTCATTCAAGTCTATCATCTGTCGTCTCCTTCTCCGTGAATCACACCTCTTGCTTTTCTTGAAGCAAGCTTGCCAAGATTCTTCTGCATTACTTCTTCAAGTGAAACATTGAGAACTGTGCACAGCTCTGCAACGAACCACATAACATCTCCGAGTTCCTTTACAACAGCGATTTTTCTTTCTTCATCAATGACACCGCCATTGTCTCTCACAGCCTTAGCAAACTTTCCAGCCACTTCCCCAGCTTCTTCTGCAAGAGCAAGAGAAGGATAAATGTAGTCTACAGCGTGTCTTACTTCTCCAATAGTTCCTGACGGATAGCTTGCTGTTTCGTGTGCCTTCTTCTGATATTCATTTATATCCAACATTTATTTTGTCTCCTTTTTAAGTTTTCCTTTGATAAGCTTCTGTTCCATTTGATTTATTGAATCGTCCAAGTACCACATAGCCTTCTTCAAGTCTTCAAGTGTCTTCTCTTCAGTAGTCTGTCCTTTTTCAGAATCTGGTGACTTCTTTCCAAGTCTCCAGATATACTTCTGAAGGTTTCCAATACCTATTGCCACATCACCTGGAAGGTCTTTTGTAATGTAATGAATTACTTCAATACATTCACAAGGAGCTTCATCGTCAGCATAGTGCTTAGGGTGATTCACCATTTCATCTTCTTCTGTCTCTTTCATACTTAACCTCTTTTTATTGCTTCATCTATCTGTGCTTCTTTCAGTGTCTCTTCACCGTAAAAGAGAAAAAGAATATCATCTGAAAGCTTCTTGTTCTTGCCACAGCTCTTTATCTCTGGACATCTGTTTCCGTACCAGCCACAGTAAGGGTGACAGCAGTACCCCACAGCCTTCAGCAAAGGGTCAGAACTGTTTCTTAAAGCTATGACCATTTCAAACATAAACTTTCTTGTTCTTTCTTCTGTTCTTGTGCAAAGTCTCTGTTTAGCCATTTCAACAAAGCTTTCTGGTGTATGGTCTTGCATAAAAAGCTTGTCTTCATAAGGGTCTGAGCTTCTTTCCTTTCCATTGTTCCAGTCAGGTCTACTGCTCTGAACTTCAGGCTGAGGGTGTCCCTTTGTTGCTCTTATGACTTGCATTATCACGCTCTTTGGTCTTGTGTCTACAAGTCTGAAATGTATGGAACGTAAACAAGAATGATTGGCTACTATCTGCTTTATCCAGAAAGTTGTAGTGCCTTCAACATACTTTGTCTCGTTCACAGTCAGGTCAATACCTTCAGTAATCTTGCAAGCTTCTCTGTAATCATACAGAGGGTCTTTGTTCAATACTCTGAATCTCATTTTTCACCTCTTTATATTAGTTTCAATCCGTTCAAGAATGAATAGATACTACCATTTATCTTCTGCTGTTCCTTCTCATCAATTTCTATCTGCAATACAGAATCATTTCCGTCAAGCGTGACTTCAATAGGAATGTCAGGAAGAAGGTCTCTGAGATACTCTGCAACCTTGTACACAGCATATTCCCTCCAGCAAGAGAACTCCACATCATTGTCAATCTTTACAGCTTCCTTCCTGGTAAGTTTCCTTCCCTCAGGAGTATTTCTGTTTAGTTTCTTGTAAGCTCTTATACCTTCAACTATCAGAGCTTCTATAAGGTCTTCTGTTGTCATAAGTCAAGTCCTAAAAGTTTCATAAGGTCAAGGCACTTTTTGAACTCATTGTATATAAAGCTGACTTCATCAGCTGTAAATACATAGTTTCTGTAAGCTTCTTCGAGTGCCCTTTTTCAGGAAAATATTCTTCTGAAAGTTCACTTTCAAAATCTGTCATACATTGATTTTCCCTTCTTTCAAGAGTTTATCAGCCATATTTACAAAGTCCCTTACTTCCTGCGAAGTTGATTTCCAGTCCTCTGTGTCTTCATCTCTGCACTTGAGCCAGTCTCCAAGCTCCTTTACATTGTACCAGTCTGTTCCAATTTCTGGACTTGCTTCAAGAGGAACTCTGAGCCCCTTTACTGAAGTCCTCATAATTTCAGCCATTCTGAAAAGGTCAATAACTCCCTGCTCAGAGCAAGGAACATAAGGCATATTGAGTTCATCGTGAACTGTGTTTGCCACTTGAAGTCTTTCCCATACACCTTCCTTGTAAGCCTGCACAATGGAAGATTTAAGACATTCAGCTCCACTTCCCTGAGTGTATCGGTTCAGCATTGTGTAGCTCTTGTTAGGGTTAGGAAGACGTGCGTGACTTCCGCATACAGTCTTGATGTAACCTCTTTTCTTTGCCATATCACCTACAAGTTCAAGTGTAGGTGCAACAAAAGGCATATGCTGATGATACTGTTCTGAAATCTCCGTTGCTCTCTCCATTGTCCAGCCGAAGCTTTCAGACATACTTTTAAGTCCCATACCAAAGGAAACACCGAAGCTCATATTCTTTGCATACTTTCTTGAAAGTCCTGTAAGGTCAACAACATACTGGTGGAAGTCCATTTTTGGATTCTCAGCATACTGTCTTCTTACTTCCTCTCCAGATTCACCGCAAGCAATGTTGCATATAAGTCTGTATTCAATCTGACCATAGTCAATTTTTCCAAAGATGTGACCTTTTGGTGCATAGCAAAGAGTGCGTATCTTTGCAGGGAATGAAAACTCCCTTCCGCCTACTTTAAGTCCATTCTTTGAAGGCAACTGCTGAAAGTTAGGTTTGTTGCTTGAGTATCTGAAGGAAATTGTATCAGTGATATTGAACTGAGGTCTTACTCTTCCGTCAGGACAAACAAAGCGTTCATATTCATCTCCAAGCACTTTTGAAATGATACCGTTTGCAAGCTTCCAGTCAGCGATAGTTGAAATGACTTCATAGTTTTCTCGCTGACTTGCAAAGAAGTTCTTGTCAACGTTAGGTGAGCAAGTACACATAAATCCTTCCTCTTCAAGGAGGTCTACAGTTCTGTCTGCAAGTTCAGAAGGAACGTATGCAACTGGAACTGACTTGACGAATCTGAAGGAAGACACAATGTTCTTTGCTCTATGGAATGCACTGTCTGTGTCCTTGTAGTCTGAGAACTTTTCACCTCTGTAACCTTTGAGTGTTATCTTACATCTGTAAGGAACGTTGAGCTTGTCGCAAAGCGAAGCAATGCTCTTTGAAGAGTTTACATTGAAATTGGCAACACCATATTTGCTTTCAAACTCTGCTTTGAGTGAATCCCTCATTTCAACAAGCTCAGAAAGATTTTTCTTTCTCTGCTCATTGTCAAAAGACATTCCTGTCATTGTCATTTGAAGTGAAGGAAGTATGCAGTCAAACTCAAGCTTACAGCGAGCACACAAGTCCTGCTCTTTCAAAAGAGTAAGCTGTTTTCTCCATACCTTCACAGGATTCTTAGCGTCACCTTCAACGTATTTGCAGAGTAAATCCCACGGAGCGTCCTTCAGATATTTACGGAAATCCCCTCTTGCTCCGTGAATGTTGTTCATAACCCAGTCTTCAATCTCATCTTTTGTCTTACCGTACTTCAAGTATTTGAGTGAAACTTCTTCAAGGGAATGAATGTCAAACTCATTGAGAATGCTTTCTGCCTGAAGCACATCAATGAATGAGCACTTAACATCATAAGTTGACATATTGTACTCGTGCAAGAGCCAGCCAATATCGTACTGCAAGTTTGCACCGACAATAGACACATTAGGGTCTCTAAACAGATTCTCAATCTTTAAGTTATCTGACTGTCTTTTGAGTAAAACATAAGGACAGTTATCATTGTTTATTCCAGCAATGATTTCTACTTCATCTGTATCTTCATAATACAAAGCTGTGTTGAGAACATATCCTTGTCCATATTTCCACGACCAGCCAGCTGTTTTCAACAGAGGGTCTTCAGTCTCGCAATCTAAGCCCACCAACCGTTTACTCATTTTCTTCTCCTATTTATTAAAAGCTTCTTCAACAGACATCTTACTTCGATTTAACCTATTCCTTAGAGTAGAGTAATTTATATTCAACTCTTCCGCCCAATCAGACATAGATTGTGTCTTTCCTTTATAAGTAAGGAAATGAACTCTACTTGTATGATTACAATTTCTTTTATTTGTAACCCAAGCACAATTAGAAGGCTCATAATTTCCATTATTATCTATTCTGTCTAAGGTTAGTCCTTCTTTATAACCATTATGCAGAGCCCATTCATAAAATGATTTATTGTTTATTTTCCACTCTTCACAAACCTTTATACCTCTTGCTCCATATCTTCTAAAGGCTTTACAATTAGAATTGTAACATCTAGCTAACATTGAATAATATACCCAATAAAGTTTTTTATTCATCGAAAATCCTGTCTTAAAATTATTGTTATCCTTGCCTTCTGTCTTTCTAGGTAAATGCTTAATTTCATAGCGAGCTAAAAAAGCTTGCATACAGTCATAAGAAACATCAAAATATGAAGCAGTCTCCTTTATAGTATGTTTCTTAGAATACTGTGTTATTTTCAGTAACATATATTTGTTAAGCTTTGCCATAATTCTTTTCCTCGCTAATTATACTATACCTATTTTAATTAAAAGTCAAGTCCGTTCTGGTCAATTATTGTGTTTATAATCTCATCATAACCTTCACCGTTTGTAGAATCCACAAGGAAAAGGTTTCTTTTTGCTCGTGTGACAGCTACATACAGAATGCGAAGTTCCTCATCAATGTCGTTGAAAAGGTTGTTCTTAGTTTTTCTTGTAGCGTCAAGAAGAACTGCAACGTTTTCAGCTTCAGCTCCCTTGACGTGGTGTATCGTGCTGACAAGAATCTGTGGATTCCACTTGCACATTTCCTTCAGCTTGTCAAGTCCGAACTTTTCAATGTAAGAGTTGTAAACCCACTTGCGTTCTTCAGTGAAAAGATTGGTGTCAGTGAAAGGCTTTGAAAAGTCAGTGATACCGAACTTGTCCATAAACTTCTTTTTCTTGACATCATCTTTGTAGCCTTCAAGCTTGAATCCTTCATAATCACAGATACGAGTGATGATGTCTCCAGACATAAAGAATCCGTCTGAAGTCCAGTAAGGTATGACTTTCTGCTCCATTGCTTTGTAAGCCTTCTCAAGATAAATGTTGTTTCTTGAAAGAATAAACCATTGTGTATTGTTAGAGTTTACAAGTGAAAGACTGTCAATAAGGTTAATCACACGGTCAATGTCGTTCACTCTTGAAACGCTTCCTTCTGGATTTCCTTCCTTGAAATCAAAAGGCATTTCAGATTTTTCTGAAATCATATCAATGATTCCCTTTGACAGCTCGTATACTTTCTTAGGGATTCTGTAAGAAGCTGATAAAAATTGTGTAGGATATGTCTGAGACAGCTTTATGAGACAGTCAGGACGTGCTCCTGAGTATTTATAAATTGACTGCTCACTGTCTCCAGCAATGTAAACTTTCTCAGCGTTGCAAAATGCGTGATTTATGACTTGCCACTGAAGCATTGTAATGTCCTGGCATTCATCAATGATGATAACTTTACAAGGAAGAGAAACACCAGCCCGAACATATTTTATAAGGCAGTCAAAAAAGTCAACGAGGTGATTGCTGACTTTATATTCCTCATAATCAGAAACGAGCTGGTGATAATACCTTAGTTCAATGTCAGCTTCTGCAAGCTGTTTTGATGTCAGAGCACCAGAGCGTTCAAGGTCATAGAAATCTAAATACGTTGTTTCTTTGGTAGGAGGAACTTTTCCTGTATCTACCTCACAGCGATTCAATGAATATCCATACTGCTTGTTGAACGCTCTCTGATGTAATCTTCCGAACATCTGTTTCGCATTTAAGTTCAATGCGTGGAAAGTAAGTGAATGAAGTGTACGAAAGTATGGAAGTTCCTCTGGGGTCAGCATAAAACGGTCACAAGTTCGTCTCAAACCTTCCTCTGCACCTTTTCTTGTGAAAGTTACAAAGGCAATTTCTTCAGGTCTTCGTGTCTTCAGTTCCTCAGCAATAATGTTTATAAGATTGCTTGTCTTTCCTGCTCCTGCACGAGCCAACAATACTTTTACTTCTTTTCCTTCAAAAATCATATACTTTCCTTCTGCTGTTTAAGGAGTTTCAGTGTCTCCATTTATTTCCTCAAAGCTTATTTCTTCTTGTCAGCTTTGAGCCATTGTATCACACTGCCACAGAAAGGACAGCAGTCAATGAAGTTTCCCTTCTTTATCATTGCTTTCTTTACATTCACAACATTGTTGTTGCATTCAGCAATGTACCAGTAAGGCTGTGATTTAAGCCCTCTGTTTTTCCACATACAAACAGCTTCAGGTTTTTCCTCAACCTTCACTTCTTCTTTTTCAACTTTCATTTTTTCACTCCTTTAATCTGACCAAAGCGGTCAATGTCACTAAGAAAATCTTTTCCGAACTTCTTACGCATTTTGCAAAGGTAAGGTCTTTTGTTGTTGTCCTTGTTTCCGTTCAAGAGCCACTCTGCAAGGAAAAGCTGATAGCATTTTGTAAGATGTATTCCTTTTCCTTTGTAATAGAAGCTGTTCCTGCTGAAGTAAAAGGCATAGTCACCTTGAACATACTCGTCACTGTTGCTGTCAGTCAGCACAACTGACATATCCTTTACAGTAGTCTTTATGTACTTCTTCTCAGCTTTTGTGAAGGCAAAGGAAAGCTCCTTTACATTCTGATAATCAAATACAAAGCTCTCAATTCCCATTTTAAGGAATGAAGTGAAGTTTTCCTTCTCCTTCAGAATAAGCACGACACTGCCATAATAAGCCTTGTTTATCTGATTCAGATATTTTGAGCCACAGATTATGACTTCTTCCTTGATTCTGTAAGCTTCATTCCAGTCTGATTCAATGTGAAGATTCACTTCACAGCTCAATGCAATTTCTTTGTATGTATTTATGAAAGTCTCATTATCAGAAAGAAGCATTACATCAGAACAAATCTTCCGCATTTTTCATATCCTCCTCTGAATAAAGTTTTTCATCTGATTTTTCTTCATACTCTGAAACATTGCTTGTTTCACTTACTGATGTGATTCCACTGTTAGCCTTGTCACCTTCAAGAACTTCCATAGCTCCGCTGTAAGCTTCCTCAATGATGTTGTCCTCTGTCTTAGACCAGCAAGCAACACTTCTTGTTTCACCTAAAGCTGATTCATACACAAGGGTGTCCTCAACAGCTCCAAAGCTCTTCAATGTTTCTCTCATCATT